TCCTGTGAATATTTTTACAACTGGTCCTAGAATATAATTCCAGACCAAAATAAATATTAATACATACATTAACAGGGGCCTCCAGCTCGATGCAAAAGCACCCGCTTTGGCCTCTGCCTCAATAATTTTTGCTGCAGCTTGTAACTCTTGTGTATTAGATTGTAGTAATTGTGTTTGTAGTTGCGCTTTTAATTTTTCTTGTAAATCTTTATCAGGTACAGATTTTTCAATTGTATTAAATAAAATTTTTGCAAGTGGGGCAACTGCTCCTAACATTTGGATCATGGTTTAGTACCACTTCGCTTTTCTTTTCTTTTCTGGTAGCATTCTTCTTTGACCACCAACTTGTTCTAATTGAGTTTCTTGAGGATTAGTTATTTCAATATCAACTGATTGTGCATAACCATCGCTATTTAAAAATTGTGAATGATCTACTAGATTACCATACTCTGATCTTGATGTACCATTTACTGAACCACCTTTAGCCATAGGTTTTCTAGATTGACCTGCTTCAGATAAAGCGATTGCAATTGCTTGTTTAGGATTTTTTACAATCTTCCCAGATTTACCAGAATGTAATTCTCCTTTTTTAAATTCTCTCATAACTTTACCAACTTTTTTTTGGCTTTGTGACATTTTTTTCATAATTATATACCCTTAATTTTAACTTGTTGTGCTCCTTGCTTTGCAAGACTTACACCAGCTCGCAGTTTAGCTAAATTTTCGTTTTGTTCAAGCTTATTTTCATTATTTTGTTGATTCATTAAAGCTCTCATCTTGTCTAAATTCAATCTATCTTCAGCTTCCTTGCGTTTTTGCTCATTTTCCATGGCTCTTAGGTCAACTTCACGTGATTTTAGCTTCAATAATGGGTCAGAATCAAATTGAGATGTAATTTGGTTCTCCTCTTTCATGAAATCAGCTGTCATTTCAGCTACTAATACAGCTTTTCTAGATTCAATCTTCTGCATTACCATTTGTAACTGTTGTGCAAGAGCAGGGTTTTGAGCTGCTTGTTGTTGTAACATAGGTAATTGTTGTAATTCTTTTGAAAACTCTAATTGAACTTGTTCTTGAGCCATAATTGAGATGTGCTCAAGTATATTTTTTTGAATTGCAGCAACTATAACTGGATTATTTCTAACCATATTTAATTGCATAAAGTTTAAATGAGCTTCAATATGTGCTCTATGATCTTGTCCTGGGAAAGCTTGGAATGGTTGAGCTCCCATTGCACTAATATGTTCTAAACTTGGATCCATTGGCATCGGTCTAGCTGGAGGAGGTAATATCAAATCAATATTATCTACACCAATCGCTTGATACATATCTTTGTAAGCTTGATATAAATTATGAATCTGTGGATTAGATTGAGCAAGTTGTAATTGAGTTTGCGCTAAACTAATTCTTTGTGTTTGAGAGAATATATTTGGATCTGCAACTGGAACAATATCAACTCTATCATCAAAGTCCGCAACTTTGATTTGTTTATTTCCACCTACTACATCGTAAGGATATACTGGTGGTAAATATGTTTTAAATACATTTGCTAATAATTTAAATTCTTGTTTTAATGAAGCATAAATTCTTTTGTGTATTGCAGACATAACTCTTGAACCACGTTCCAATAATGCTAACGTCGTACCTACAGCCGCTTGTTGGTTTCCTTCGCCCACTTGTGAATCAGCGATGGACGCGAAGCGTTGACCTGCTTGAACTACAAGCCCCATTAATTGTAATAATGTTTGATCTGGTCCTTTGAATGGCAATGCCATAAAGTTATCTTTAATATTTCCTCCTGGAGCATCTACATCTCTCCATTCTCCTGGTTGTAATGGTTGTGCATCATCTCTAACTCTAATACCACGCATTTTAAATCCAGCTGGCAAATTTGCTAATGTTCCTGCATCTAATAACTGTCTTAAAGCACTTGTTGCAGTACGTGACAATCCACCAATCATGTGAATTAAACCAAAACCATAAAATCCTAAACCTGGTAAAAATTTGAAATGTACAAAGTAATTAATCTTATTTTTCTTAGGATCTGTTTCAGAATAGTTACGTCTTATAGATAAAACTTCTCTAGAAGATTCTTCAATAGTTACAACGTATGGAAGTTTAATTCCTGTGGGCTCACCAGTCTGTGGATCTTTATCTTCAAATCCTGGCAGATCTAAATAAACATGACATTCTAATAATGTATAAATATCATCTTGTCTTTCAACTCTAATACCTTCTAATTTTTGTTTCTTTTCTTTTAATTCGTCTGTTTGTATTGCTGGTTCACCAAGTTCAACATCTCTGTAGAAACCACTTACTTGTTGTTTTCTTAAATCATTTGCTGAAATTTTAATTGTATGGATAACTGCTTCAGCATCTTCTAATGAAGTTGCAGAATAAGGAACGATTAAATCTTCAGCTGGAATAAATTTTGATACAGCTCTTCCTAATAATTCATCATAATAAACTTTTTTAAATGTAGATCCTGATAATGGTAAATAGAATAACATCTGATCAAATTCAGGTTCGTATTCTTTCATCACATCCATAATCTCATAATTCATGAAATCTTTAACACGAGCTGCTTGATCTAATCTTTCAGGAGTTATTGCTCCAATGATTTGAGTTCGCACCGGTCCATCTGCTGGTAATAATTCTTTATAAGCTTGTGATTGAAATTGAGTTACAGATTCTGCAAGTACTGGATGTGTTACACCTGATGCACCTCTAAATGGTTCTGTTCGTCTTTCATATTTAAATCCTAAAAGATCTAAACCATTTGTATAAGTTGTTTCCCAATCTTGTCTTGAAGAACGATATTCAAGATAGTTATCAACTAAATCTGCACCTATTTGTCCTAATTCTTGTTCATCAATTACTTCTGCTAAATTTGAAGAATGATTATCTGATTGTAATTCTTGAGTTGGATCAAAAGAAATTTCTACACCGCCATCTTCCATTTGATTCATTTCAACATTCTCAATAGGTGTAATTTCTTGTGTTTGTTCTAAACCAATTTCTTGTTCTTTAAATTCTGGATCCGATGGAGTTGGAGTAACATTCGGTAATGATTTATCTATTTCAGCCATGATTAATTATATCTTTTTTTAAATAATGATTCAACACCTTGTGGATTGGGACCTCTAACAGGTGGTATTGTTTTTGTCAATCCACCATTAGCCATATTTGCTGTTTGTCCTGTTATAGTATTTAATAGATCAGCATTATTTCTTAATGCATTCATTGTACTATAATCTAAATTTCCAATAGACGCTCCTAATGTTTGAACACCTGGATCATAACTTCCAACATTAACTGTTCTTTGAATAGTTGGATTTGAAATATTTGATTTTAAATTTGCTAAACTTTCTCCTAAATTATAAGCTCCAGAATAAATTGATTCTCCAATACCTGGGATAGATTTTAAAACACCTGCAGCTCTATTTGCTGCTGTTGAAAGTGGTAGCTCATTCATAAAAGCATCATAAAAACCTTTGACACCTGAACCAGGTTCCATTCTTCCTTCATTAATTACTTGTGCTGCTTCATGAAAAGGAGAAGAATAAAAAGCAAGAGGAACTGCTGCAACTGTTCCTATAGTACCAAGAGTTTGGCTAAGTATATTATCACCTAATAACTCTTTAAGTTTGTCTTGAGCAAATTGTCCAGCAGCCTGATTAGCAGTTACATCATATGTAAATTTATTTGGTGAATTGGCATAAGCATCTGATCTTGCTTGACTATACGTATCATAAGCTGGTCCAGAAAAAAAACCTGTTGATGGAATTTCAGTTGTTGTAGGTGTAGATGTTCCTGTTGACATTATCGTTTTAAAAAATTCTTCAGGGTCTGTACCATAATAATTTAAATCGGATCTTGAAGGATCATATTTTGGTCGGTATAAAGGTTTACCTGAAAAGGGACTATATATAAGTTCATATTGTATTCCATTTGGTGCATTAACAGATGTAGGATAAGTTCCACCATCCGCGTATCGTTTTCTTTTTTTAACTCTTCCACCTTTAGCAAGATCTAAAAATAATCTTTGTCTAAAATATTCTTCAGAAGGCATAACGGGTCTTGATCCTTTTGGAACAATATCTTTTCCCTCAAACATAGGCATAGTAATAAGTTCATCCTCTATTATTTCAAGATTAGGCATCTTAGCATCTAAGCTAGATAGTAATTCATTTTCAGAATAAGATTCATATTTGCTTAATGGTTCTTCTGCTTTTTCTTTAACCTTACCACCTTTTTTATAA